GTCTTTTTTACCGGATAGAACTTTGGCTCAACCGTGGCGACCGGAACGGCTGCAGGGGCCTTGCGGCGCTGCGCGCGATTGGCCGTGACAGGGATCGCAGGCACTGCCAGCTTTACCGCGTGCTCGGCGCGACCTTCGGCTTTGCTACTTCGACAGGTGCGGGCGTGGCGACCGCTGCGACTTTCTTCTTCATTTACCGCTCCTCGTGGTGGTTGGTTTTGGCTCGTGCAGATTGCACGTGGCCTGCGTGACTACTGCGAATCCGCCGACTCCACAACGGACGTTAGTGCGGACTGGAATCGACTCGTACTGGTTGTAGGGACGCGTACCGGGCTCGTACTTCAAGTCGAATTCAAGCTTTGCGCATGTTCCGCACGTCCCGGCGCGCAGGACGTACCCCTGCTCGGCCCTGGCGATGCGTCTCAGTTCAAAAACCTCGTCCATTTACAAATTCCCTTTGCATACCAAGCGGATTCAATCTGCGTCAGGGAAAGAATTCTAACGCATTGCGTGATTCGCGCAACAGGAAAATGCTTTAGGCGCAGATTATTTTCATGTGTCGTGACGCGACCATGGGGGAAATTTTGGGGAACTCGATGACCAACAAAGCCGCAAACGTGGCGTTCGACGGGGATGCGCCTGAGCCAGAGCGCACTGAGGCGCTGGGCGAACTGCAGAAATCGCATATGCCGTCGCAGTCGGATTTACTGCCGAACGATGTCGTGCGCGCAATCATGACGGTCGCAGAGGCTCAGTACGAGGACGACATGCTGAAGTCGATCTCGGATAACCCCGTTCCTTTCCCGTCCACGGCGAACCGGCTCAAGCAGCGCGGGATGCAGTCCGTCATTCTCGACAAGTGGCAAGTCAACGTGAACGGCGACTGGTGGGATCGCCCGGGCGGCATTCCGTTCGATGGCCTGCGCATGATGGTGCAGCAGACCCCTGTGCTCAACGCGGTGATCATGACCCGCCAGCGCCAGGTGCAGCGCTTCTGCCGCGTCGCCGAGAAGGGCAACGATATGCCCGGCTTCGAAATCCGCCATATCGACCGCGGTCACCAGTTGACGGCCCCGGAAGGGAAGTCGATCGCGCTGCTCAACCGCTTCATCCAGAACTGCGGCTGGGAATTCAAGCCCCGTCTGCGCAAGTCACTGCACCGCGATTCGTTCGCTCAGTTCATGTCCAAGTCCGTCCGCGACTCGCTGGTCATGGACTCCGCTCCTATCGAACTGGAGTGGAAGAACAATAAGCTGAAGGGTATCGACGGCTTCTACGCCGTAGATGGCGCGACGATCCGGCTGTGCACTGAGGACGGGTACAACGGCGACGACGAGATTTTCGCGCTGCAGGTCGTGGAAGGGATGATTACGACTGCGTACACGCACGAGGACCTGATTTACGAGCCGCGAAACCCGCGTACGGACGTGAGCGCTGCCGGTTACGGTATCTCGGAGACGGAACTGCTGATTCGCGTCGTGACTGGCTATATCAACGCCATGTCATACAACATCAAAGGCTTCGACTCGAACTCGATTCCGAAAGGGATGTTGCACCTGTCCGGGCAGTATGACGACGGCGACATCAAGGCGTTCCGTCGCTACTGGAACGCGATGGTGAAGGGCGTCAATAACGCCTGGAGCCTGCCGATCATGGTCTCGAAGGATCAGGAGTCGAAAGCCTCGTTCGAGAAGTTCGGCGTCGAATTCAACGAGATGTATTTCGCGAAATGGATGACGTTTCTCACGTCAATCATCTGCGCCATCTACGGCATGTCGCCGTCTGAAATCAACTTCGATAGCTTCAGCGGCGGCAGTTCGTCCCCGCTGTCCGGCTCAGACACCAGTGAAAAGCTGGCCGCTTCGAAAGATTCCGGCCTGCGCCCACTGCTCGCCGCGTACGAGAACACCCTCTCGGACTTCATTGTTTCCGAATTCTCGGACAACTTCTGCTTCCGCTTTACCGGCCTAGATCCGGAAGACCGCCAGGTAAAGAACGAGATGCGCAAGCTCGTCTCGACCGTCAACGAAATCCGCGCCGAAGAGGGCAAGCAAAAGCTCGCCGGTCCGCTCGGCGACGCGCCAGTCAATTCGTCCCTCATTCAGCCGTGGATGGTCATTAACGGCATCGGCCAGCAGCAGGACGACGAGGAGGGCGGCCAGGGCGGCTCTGACAACGGCGATCAGGGCGCAGGCAACGCCGATCCGACGCCGGCGAAGGGCTCAAGCAAGGACGGCGTCGATGACGGCAGCGACGTTCCCGGTGACGACATGAATTTTGGCGACGGCAATGCGCCCGTTGATTTTGGCAAGGCGTTCGGCCTGCCGCCCGTATTCAATTTTGAGGAGTTGATGGGATGAGTACCCCGATCTTTATCAAGGCCCTGAAGAAGCCAGACCCGAAGGCCAAGCCCGCAAAGAAGCCGGAAGGCGAACCGAAGAAGGGGCCGTTCAAGGATCTGCTCGCACGCCTGTCCGAGCACAACCCGGGTGGCGCAAAGAACGAGCAGACCGTGAAGAAAGGTCACCACGTGGCGTTCAAGGCTGGAGCGTTCTGCGGCGAGGGGAAGGTGACTTCGACCGGGAAGGATGGCCTCACGTGCGAAGACGAGACCGGGCGGCCGCACCGCGTCCACTGGCATGAGGTTACCGGCCACCAAACTGAAAAGCCGAAAAAGAATGCAGGAAAGTGACGGCCTGCCCCTCCATAAGGGGCTTCTGTTCAACCTCGGCGGCCTTTCCTGCGATTGCACGGAGGAGGTCATCGACGTTATGGCGAAGGCGCTTTCCGGCGAGAACGGCGAGAAACCTGATATTTGGGCGAAGCACGAGAGCCCGTATGTCCAGTCTTTGATCGAACTGTTTTCGTCGCGCGGCCTGCTGCGTCTTGACAAGATAAAAGAGCAGCTTGACGCGTGGATGGCGAACAAGAATTTCGTCGGCGGCAAGACGTTCTCCAAGCCTCGCTTCGGCCCTACCCCACACGAACTCAACCTCGTTGAGCTGTACCTCGAAGCGATCCCGGCTGAAAAGTTCGGCATTGACGACTGGGCACTGCTGATCGACTACCTCGTCGCGAAGTACATGCCCGCTGATTCGCTCAGCACTGAGGCTGAATGGCTCGCTGTGCGGTCGGTGTTCATGGGGAAGGTGCAAGCCAACATCGATAGCCTTGGGCTCGCTGGGGCCGATACGGTGCTGGCTGCGATGCCAAACACCACGAAGGCCGCCGAAGAAACGTTCAAGCCGTCCGACGTTATCAAAAATACGTTGGCATACGAGCGCGCCCGATGCGCCGACAACGTGCAAGCGGTCGCCGATTCAACCAAGCATCGCTTGAAGTCGCTAATCATGGCGCACGAACAGCAGCGCCTTCTCGGCTCGAAGCCACCTGCGCACGCACTGCAGCAGGACCTGTTCGACACGTTCGCCGACCTCAACCGCGACTGGCGCCGCATTGCCACGACGGAAGTAGGGGACGCCGCTGGCAATGGCCTGATCGGCTCGCTGAAGGCTGGCACGAAGGTACGCCGCATCGAGCAGTACAAGAGCGCATGCCCGTTCTGCAAAAAGATTCATGGGCTCGTCTTCACGGTCGTAGACCCTGACAAGAAAGATAAGAACTGGGACACGGAAGTGTGGGTCGGCAAGACGAATATCGGTCGCTCTGCCGCGAAGCAAAAGCGCACTGCTGAAGGAATGGTTGACCGCACCGACTCTGAAATGTGGAAGGTCCCGGCTGGAACGGTTCATCCGCATTGCCGCGGTACATGGCACGTCCTGGACGATGCCAAACCAGCCGACGATCCGGACTTTGCGAAGTGGCTCGACAACCTGTTCGCATCAAATCCGCAAAAGTTTGGCGAAGACGTTCCCGAAAAAAAGTCGTGATAACAACATGAAGGTCATGGAAAACGACGCACTCGAACAAGCTCAGTTGGACGCACTGCCGTCCTTTGTGAGTATTTCGCCAATGCTTAAAGCGACGCCTGCTACTGAGGGCGATCGCCGGTATGTGTACGTCGAAGCTTCCAACGAATCAGTCGATCAACAGGGCGAGATTGTTCTGTGCAAAGCGCTTGAGAACTCCATGGAGTTTTTCCAGCGCTTTGGCAATCTCGACCTTGAGCACTACACACAGATCGGTGCGCGCGCAGGCATTCCGAATCATGAGTCGTACGAAATCGGCACGCCGGTTGATGTGCGCATTCAGAAGTCGGAAACGTTCGTGAAGGGCGAGATTTATCAGGGCAGCGGAAAGATGGCCGAAAAGGCAAACCTCTTTTGGGGTTCGCTCACGGAAATCAATCCGCCGAAGCGCTGGTACACGTCCGTAGGGGGCGCGGTGCTCGAAAAGAGCATGCAGATTGACCCCGTCTCGAAAGGCCGCGTGCCGGTTATTGAGCGCGTCCGCTGGTCAAACCTCGCCTTCTCGGCGACTCCCGTCAACGCCAACCTGCGCCCCGCTTCCCTCGTGCCATTCGGCCCGCTGGCGAAGTCGTGGGGTGCGTATGGGCTCGACGTTGTGAAGTCGCTGCAGGCCGGTTACGGCAGCGATAGCGCGACTCTCGCGGGTGGCTCTGCCATTGGTGAGCAGTCGCTAGATGACGCGCTTTATTCGTATTGGACTTTCCGTGACGAACTCGCCAACGCCATCGGCAACGAGGAAATCTCAATGGGAAGTTTGAAGGAAATGGTCAGGGAGGCCGGCGCGCGTTTCGGTCTTTCGAAGACCGTCGCTGCTGACTACGTCAAGCGGTTTTTGGACGATCTTAAACGCGGTTAAACGGAGCTTAAACGATGAATTTTGAAGAACTGCAAGCGGCGATCGCTCAACAGGCAACCCTCGCCAAGTCCCTTTCTGCCGCTCAGGTGGACGAGAAGGGTAACGCAACCGTCACGGCTGACGCTGCAAGTGGTGCTGCAGCCGGTGGAAAGAAGCTCGACGCCGACGGCAACGAGATCGATGACGGCACTGGCAACGGCGACCTCACCGACGGCTCGCCGATGATCAAGTCGTTCAAGCTCGTGCTCGAAGACGGCACCGAAATGGAAGCGCAAGACGCAACCGAAATGGTCAAGTGCTTGATGACCGAACTGAACAGCGTCAAGGGCGCGCAAGTCACGCAAGCCGAAGAAATGGCGAAGTCGTTCGAAGGTGTCGTCGGCCTCGTCGGCTCGCTGACGGAAGGCTTGAAGCAGACCCGCGAAGACGTGCTCGCCCTGGCGAAGCGCGGCGACGAACTGAAGACCGCGAACTCGCTGCTGACGAAGGCGCTCGGTTCTGTTGGTAACCAAGGTCGCGGCGTTCGCAGCGTCACCCTCGGCGCACGCCCGAACCTGAACGGCACGGAAACCCCGGCCGGTAAGGGTCCGAGCATGTCGGAAATCCTGTCGAAGGCAGAAGGTGCACTTACGGCAGGCCGCATTACGGGCACGGAAGCTGTGCGGGTACAGAGCGCTGTCAATTTGGGCGTTCTCCCCGAGCAGGCCATTCTGGACCGCATCTTCAACTAAGCAATAACGGCAACTTTCGGAGTCCGTAAAACTATGAATTTTCTGAATTTCAACCCCACTGGCGCGACGAACGCTGGCGCAATGGGTCAGGACGAATTCACCGCCCTGCAGAAGGCGCTCGAAGTTCCGCTCGAAGCCGGTTACGGCTCGGACGTATCGACGCTGACTGGCGGTTCCGCGCTGCGCATCCAGTCTCTGGATCTCGCGCTGCAGGCAACCGTGCAGGAAAACCGTCACTTCGCCCTGTTCAACAAGCTGCCGAAGCCCCGCGCATCGGCCGTGCTTGACGAGTGGACGGAACAGCACAGCATCGGCGGTTTCTTCGGCTCGACGTTCAACACCCAGGACGGCGCGGCGATGCAAACTGCTGGTCAATACCAGCGCATGGTCGGTCAGGTCAAATACCTGACGACTTACCGCTCGATCCCGGTTGTGCTGCAACAGCAAAACAACATCGTGGACGCGGTGACCATCGAAACGACCAACGGCACGAAGCAGTTGCTGACGGACATCGAAGTCGGCTTGTTCGAGGGCGATAGTTCGGTTCTGCCGTTGTCGTTCGACGGTATCGCCAAGCAGATCACCAGCTTGGGCAGCAGCGATCACGTGATCGACATGCGCGGTGCAGCACTGTCCAGCATCGACCCGATCGCCACCGCCGCTGAAGTCATCTTCGGTTTCGGCAACTTCGGCCGCGCGACCGATATCTTCTTGCCGGCGAGCGTGCAGACCGACCTGAACACGGACCTCGATCCGGCGTTCCGCGTGATTCAAGACGGCCAAGCCAGCACCACGGTTCGCGGTACGGCTGTGACCGGCATTCAGACCTCGTACGGTCAAATCAAGACCAACACGGACGTGTTCATCCGTGACGAGCGCCTGAAGTCCCCGTTCGAAGTGCGCGCGCCGTGGTTCTTGGCAATCGCTGTCGCGAACAACGGTTATCGTCCGCAAACCGTAGTCGGCACGCCGATCGCTGCACAGGTCGGTTCGCTGTTCGCGGCCAACCAGGCTGGCGATTACTACTACGGCGTGACCGGCTTGAACCAAGGCGGCGAATCTCAGACCGTCGTGTCGGCTCAGGTGGCAGTCGTGAGCGGTGGCGCAGTATCGCTGGCAATCGGCGCATCGGCAGGCCGCACGGAGTCGGGTTATGTCATCTACCGTGGTCGCTTGAACGGTACGAACGCGTTGACCGACCTGCGTGAAATGGTCCGCACCCCGGCATCGGGCGGCGCAACCACGACGTACGTTGACTACAACCAGGACATCCCGGGTTCGACCAACGGCTACATTCTGAATCTGTCGGAAACGGACCATGCGATCGCATGGCGCCAGTATCTGCCGATGATGAAGATCCCGATGGCGGCAGTGAACTCGCCGATCATCCCGTGGCTGCAGATGATTTGCGGTTACCTGCGTATCTCGAAGCGCAATCAGCACGTGCTCGTGAAAAACATCGTGACCAACAGCCAGCAATGGCAGCCGTTCGGCAACGCGTAATTTAGCGCGCGCTGAAGTCTGCTTGTGAAGAAGAAGGGGCCTGCGGGCCTCTTCTTTATAGACAGGAAATCGTGGAGTCCATATGCCCCAAGTTCTGAATCGCAGCAAAAACGCAAGCACGCTCATCAACGGCGTTGCTTTCTCGAAAGTCGCAAAAGGCATGCTGAGCGAGGAAATCTCGCAAGAGCAGGCGGACTACTTTCTGAGCATCCCAAGCTACGTCGCTGTGAAAGCGGCTGCGCCAGTCCCGCCAGTCCCTCCCGTCGCGCCGAAGCAACCCGCCGACCCGGTCCCTGACCCGGCAGTAGCCGCAGCCGCCGCTGCGACCGCCGAAGCTGAGCGCCAAGCCGCTGAGCAGGCTAACGCTGCCGCTCAAGCCAAGCAACAAGCCTAAGCGCCTCTCGCGCCCACGAAAGCCCGGTTCTGCCGGGCTTTTTTTGTTCGTGACTGCATTCTTTGGTCACCAAAGGAGGGCTCATGGCCTCGCAACAAACAACCGCACTTTTCCCCGATCAAGCCGCCG